ACTTTCTCAGTGTTTTATTAATATATTTCATTTTGGCTTTAACTCCGGATATTTTTTATGCATTTGTTCTCTTGACAATTCATGCATATCTTTCCACATTTTTGCTTCTTTTTTAGTTTTTGTGGTTCTAATAAGACGACCATTTTCATCATGCACATTATATTCAACATCGGCTGTTGTTCTGCCACGATAACTTTCTTTCTTAGTTATTGTTGCTTTCTTTTCTTCAACTATGAAGGACTTAAATGTTTTCATTAGCAGTTCCATTTCCTTAGCGCCTTATTTACACGTGAGTTTGGATTGTTTGCTGTTTTAGATGAAGTTAATCTTCTTTTTAAACCACCCATTCTTGCACAGAATGATTTGCGACGATTTGCTGCTTTTGAACCTGGCTTCAATTTGCTCGGCTTTGTTGTTACAGCCATCGATAACTTTGAACCTGGGTTGGCACGACGATATGATTCAATACCTTTACGATTCAAACCGCCAGACTCAGACTGTCCTTCTTTGCGTGTCCATGCTTCACTCTCTTTTAACTGATTCAACTGATCTTCTGTCAATGGACCATCGTCGGCTTCATATTCTTCTTTTGAAATTTTAGCAATCGCTTTGTTGACACCCATCTTCATCTTTGGCTTTGTGAATACAGGATTGTCTGCACCACCAGCATCACCTTCTCTCTCTTCTTTTACACATGAGCCTTTGGCGTATGCTTTTTTGCCTGGTGCTGGCTTGTAACCTGGCCAGCATCTTTCTGTCATGTAATCTTTGAACGATTTCATATGTAGTTTCTCTTTTTAAATGTTATAAGTGAGATACCTTTTTTCTTCAGTTCATCTTCTTTTTGATCGCCAATTGATGCTGTTGTTTCATCACCAGTAAGTTCAGCAAGTCTACAATTTTTTACACCATGTTTAGGACATGTAATTCCAGCCGCAGTGCCATTGCATGAAACTTGTGTTGCTTTACCATCACTGTTTGGTTTTTCACCCATATCACGTGCAGGAGATTCACCAGCACCTGCCATTGAGATGCCTGGTTCTATTCCTTTGTCGATTGATTCTTCGACTTTTTTCTGGAAGTTTTCTTTGATGCTGGCAAGACTGATTGTTCTTCTTCCTTCGGCAACTGGCTTGTCGGGGGCTGGTCGATCTTTTCTTCCAACACTGGCTCTAACTTTTCCAAGTTCTTTGGCTGTTGGGGTTGAGTTATTCTGTCCATAAACTGCTTCAATCGCATTATTATCAGGTGAATGTACTTCATACAAGTCCTCTTTGAGTTTTACAACATACCTCTTTCCTACTTTTGCTACCGTGCCGCCTTTTTGGTGTGCTTCTTTTGCTGCTGAACCACGAATGAAAAACAATCGTGTCTTACCATTCTTGTCGGTCAATAATTTTTGTTTCTTTGTTTCTTCACTGATCTTTCCTTTACCATAGTTTGATACATTAATTGGTGCGCCTTTGCGTTCTGGATCAGGATCATGACGGCGCTTTGCTCTTACAGCAGCAGCACGTTCACTCTTAGACAGTGATGCTGCTTTTGCGTTTGACATACATTTTGGTTTTGGTTCACCCGGTTCTCTAGCGCAAGGACCAATCGCTTCACCTTTAGTATTATATCTTTTCCAATTACCTTCTGGATTAGTTTTACTGAACCACTTACGCAAATCTTCTTTAATCATACCTCTACCCAACGTAAGTAGATTGAATGCTCCGGGATCGGACATTGTGTTTACTTCTTCTTGCTCTGTCATTTCTTCATCATCAGACTTGAGCAGACGAAGTGTTCGTGTGACTTCTTCTACCGTGTCACCCGTAACTGAAACCGTGACTGCTTCATTCATCTTAGCCATTTTGCTTTGATGTGTTTCAACGGTCTTTGCAATCTTTTCTACTGGGACAAGACTACCGTGAACTGAACGATGTGTGACTTTACCATCTTTACCATAACGACCAAAACCATAATACTCAAGACCCATTGTGTTCATGTCATCATGTGTGCCAGCATCTTTGTGCGGCTTCATGTCGGTACGAATTGGTGCTGTATCTTTTTTACCCAACTCTGTGGCTATCCAACCTTTTGCTTCATCATTCTTTGGTGGTTTACCAACAAATTTTTGTATATTCTTAAATAGACCCTCTAATTCTTTTGTCTTTGATTCTACAACATCTGGTGATGCGGAACGCAAGTCTTCCGAATTATCAAACTCTACATAGTTGTCACGAAATAGTTTACCAAACATTGGTCGTGCCGCTTGCACAGAATCCCATTTTTCTTTACGAATATCTTCTGGAACTGTGCGACCACCACGTTGACCACGTTCAATGTTTCTTTCTTTTGATACTTCATCGGCTGTGTTGACCATAATCATGGATGTTTCATATCCTAACTTCTCAAGCATGTCTTTGATTTTGGCATACTTTTCTGGATCATCACCAGTACCATTGATGATAAGACCATTACGGCCATGAAGTGCAAGACGTTGGCGCAACTCTGTGACATTCTTTGCACGTTTACGAACTGCATTTCTTTGTGCTTCTTCATCTTCTGGCATCTTTTTATCAAGGCCTTCTTTGTCCATCAGATATTCAAGTGCTTTATCTGAGTTAATTTCAGTCAGGCCATGACCATCAAGTGTCTTACTTAACACATAGTCTTTACCTGAACCCGGACCACCGCCAAGAAACACTGCTTTGAAAATACCTTTGTCGTGAACACCTTCACGAATGATTTCTTCGTGTAATCTCATACCTTTACGTACATCATTGAACATTTGTTTGACATGTGCATGAGACATTGATGATGGTGCGCCTTTCTTGAATGAATCAAGATCGCCACTCTTTGCATGTTCACGCATCTTTGATGCAGAAATACCAGTTACACCTTCAGCATCAGGATCACGTTCACCTGCTGAATGTACTTTGATTTCTTTGAAATTAAAACGGGCACCTTCATGTGTGCCATTATACTTGTGAAGCAGTTTGTGATATTCTTCTGTACGATCAGAGCCTCCAACCATGTGTAGATGAGTTACACCTTTCTTATGCAATGCTTCTGCATGATCAAAGAATGTGGGTGCTTTAGAAGATGCTGCGGTAAAGTTCGTGCCAGGAAATGCACGTTTGGCGTGTTTGACTTTTTGATCTGCTGTAAGAGGATTTTTCTTTGCGTCCTGTGAATGTGACAGAACGATGTGATGAGAACCGCCAACCTTGTCGGCAATCTCTTTGACTTTGTTGACTAGTTTTTCGTGACCATTTGTAATCGGATTCATGCGACCAAATGCTAGGACGGCATGTTTCTCTTTTTGTTCACGTAGAAAATCTCTAAATTTCATAATCCCCCTACCTCTGCGGCAGTTGTTTCTGTTATTTAGTATTTAGTAGAATTCTGTCGCTCCTGTGCTGGCCATGACACCTTGACAGTGTATTTTGTCTAGTTCTACAAGACGATCAGGCTCAATATTGAAAAAATGTGCGTGTTCAGTGTCAACGCCAGCATCTTGAACTACACCAATGTTTCTTCTACAAACGATTGAATAATCATCGATCAGACTTGGGCAAAATGAGAACAAACGAGTGATCAACAAATCAGTGAATGTCTCAGCAGCATCACCAGCAAGCCATGTGGGTATTCTTTTCTTAAACACATACTTACCAAAGTGATCATGCTCCGCTGTGTCAAATTCATCATGAAGTATGGTTCTTGCAGAAAACTTGTACACTCTACGAACCGAATGCATCAGACGTTTCAACTCAGGCGCTTGTTTTAGAAGCATCATCATTTTTAGCATCAACACATTTTCTGCTTCACTTTTGCGACCAACAGCAGCAAACTGTGCTATGTCTTTATCACCAGAAAAGTCAGCAATCAAATCAATAAGCCCACTCATGCTGTCATACTTTTCTTTTTCTACTGGTTCTGGTGAACCATCAGCCAAAATTACTATTGCATCAGGACATTTCTTTCTGAGTGATACAAGACCTTCAATCGTTTGTTGTAATCTATCTTCACGACTGAGTACGCCCATGTTTGGATTAAGAGCAGATGTTACAATGAATAGTTGAAGTGAAGGAATCAATGACATTCGTACTCCGAAAATAATTTAATTGTCTTGTATGTTGCCTTTGATTTCAATACGTGAAGAATTGTGTCAGTAATTTCTTTCGTATCCAACAACTTGTCTTTATTTGGATGACCATTTTGCATCGGTGTATTAATTCCGCCGGGATGAATACTTGTCACACGAATTTCATCCATTTGTGTATAAATCTCTTTACCAAGAACATCAGCAAAAGCAGTAATAGCATGTTTAGACGCTGAATAAACTGCTTCCCATTCCAGTGGCATAAGACCTGATACAGAATTGATGAAGAAAATATCGCTATGTTTATTCATCCACTTGTACGCTTCTTTGGTCACATACATTGTGCCTTTGACATTCAAATCAATGATTCTGTCTATTGACTCAAATGAAAAATCATCTCTGAATAAACCCCATTCATATACGCCAGCATTGTTGACAAGCACATCGATATGTGTACCAATTCTTTTGAATGCATCTTCAACTTGTTTTGATTTTGTGATGTCACATTCTATCCATTGAAATGTGTCGGGAAACGCAAAAAGATTGATAGATGGCTTTGTACGTGAAAGACCATATACAAAGTAACCTTCATCAATCAGTCTATCTGCTATATCATAACCAAGACCATAACTACAACCTGTCACCACAGCCACTTTACGCATCATATCTCCTCAAAAACATCAATGGCTAATTTCATTTCATCTTCTGTAATGTCATTCACAATCTTGTAGTTGCCAATAGCAATAGGTAGTGGCGCATATTGATTGCCATTACGATGTTTAGTCGCATCTCGTAGACTCTCCAACAATAACTTCATGTTGGTAAAGTCTTTGTGAAATGTTTTGAGTTTCAGTCTCTTTGCTACAGTAAAGATTCGTTTCAGTTGAACAGTATCAATGTAGCCACGAATGAATGAGATACATGAACTGTACAGACAATCTAATGCTACTGCTTCACCATGTAATAGTTCTGGTATGTTGGTCATTTCAATTACAGGACTGAATGTGTGACCGAAATCTACGCAACGATCTAATCGCTTTTCCCACAGATTAGGTCCCAGTTCAGCAATCATGTCTGTGATAGCAAGATTGATTACACGAACTGGCACAGCACCATACTGAAACTTTTCATCAATCAGTATCTCTGCGTTCTCTTCTAACAGATGAAATAGTTCTGGTGATTTGATGACAGCCAGTTTGAATATCTCAGCAATACCATTGACAATTTCTCTTTCATTTTGTGTACGAATAAATTTCTTGTCGATGTATGTCGCAAGTGGTGGATAATAAGCACCAATTCGATTGCGTCTGCCTAGATGATTGACACCAACTTTAGAACCTACAGAAGCGTCAACGATGGCAAGAAGTGTTGTGGGAATTTTAACGTAGGGAATTCCACGACGGTATATGCTACAAGCAAAGCCAACAATATCCAGCAGAACACCTCCGCCAATTGCGATAATAGGTTCACGGCGTAATACTCCATTCTGTTCAAAAAAGTCTAAAATACGATCAACATTCTTCCAATTCTTATTTTCTTCTTTACAATCTACACAAAGTATTTTACAACTTAACTTGACCGCACCAAAATATGTCGCAATGCTATCTTTGTATAGATCATGTACTTCAGAATCAATAACAATAATTCTGCGATCACTATTCGTAATGTTTACAATGTCTTGATTACTTGGGCTGAAGATGTCAGCAGAATATGTAAGTTTGAATTCTACTGGTAATTCTGTTTTGACTGACCAAGTTCGTTTAAACTTGTCATAATCCATCATAAAATCTAAACTCATTTCATCGCCTTACTAAACAATTTACACGCATGAACATAAAAATATTTTGCTTTGTCAACATCACCTGCCAGTAACTTGAAGGGCAGCATACGAATGAACTGTGATGCTTCAAGTATATCTATGAGTTTCATTTTATCTTCTGGTAACTCAGAGATGAAGTGTTTGTTGAATGTATCAAAGTGATCTGTGTCATCGTTTGGATTAGATAAATTAATTCCTTTCACGTGAACATTGTGGTCATTGATAAGACCATAATAACTACGTGAACACTGAAGCACTTGTGCGTAGTCAAGATATTTGGTGTTCCACATACTCTCTTCATACACATCAATAAAAACTACACGATCTTCTTCAAATGAGTACATGATATTCTCAAGTGTTGGATTACCATGTATGTTACATTCTTCATCATTTACTAATTCTGAAAAGTATTCTTTCAGAACATGAAGATAACCACCCACACCTGTAACAACTTCACCATTGAAATGGTATGTGCCATAATAAAAGAAATCTTCAAACTCTTTTATCTTGATAGCATCTTCAATTTTCTGTTGTATTTCTTCAATGAAATAAAGTTTTGGTGCACCAGCAATAGGTTCTTTTCTGATTGAGTGGAGTGTATTCAGTCCTTTCCAGACTGCTTGACTTATTTTAAAGATTTGTTCTTCACTTAGTGTGTCTTTGCTAAGAATGCTTTTGATGTCACGAAAGCCCTCAAGATATTCTAAATCAAACCATGCTTCAACGCTAGTAGAATCAACATTTACAACTTTGGGGAATAGATTGGGATATAGTGTATTGTATTGCTGTAGTTTCATCAACTGAGAATACCAACGCATAAAACCATACTCACGATTTCCTACACGTGAGATTTCTTTGCGTACAATTTTCTCATCTGGTAGCCAATAAGTTCTACTTAATGATCCACCCTTCAATGATATAGTTTTCATTTTGCACCTAGTGTTTGCCTTGCTATCTCAATGCCGTATTCTTGTGGACTACCTAGCACAATTGTCTCTTGACTACCACCAAGAGGATTCATGAATACTTGTTTATTAGATTGTATCATACTTTGCATCACATCCGCAATGTATAACTCACCATCTTTTTCGGCTAACTTATTGTAATATTCTAGGTAAAGATGGCCAGTTAGAAAACCATAGAAGCCTGATGATGCATATGGTGAGATTTGTTTCTTTTCTACAATTTCGATTACCGTGTTTTCATATGCTCGAACATACGAATACTTTGGTGAATTGCCTACGAACACATCAATGTATGCATCGTGCTTGGCAGTCAAGTCATCTGCAATAAAATCTATACGACGACCTTTGATGATCGTATCTGCGTTATGTACAAATGTTGGTAAATATTTGTTGTTTAGTTGTTCAATACCAATTGCTGCTGTATGTGCTTGTCCTTTTGTATCACCAATATACAGAATGTTGCTATCATTCCAACCTAGTGGTTTGATTGCCTCAACAAGTTGTTCTTTGAAATAGATGTCTCTTTTGTTAGCAACAAGAATAAGTTGATTGACCCAACCAATGTTTTTCAAAATATCATATATGATTGTTTTGCCATTCCAAGGCAAAAGATATTTTGGTATGTCAAAGCCAACATCATGAAAGCGGGTGTTATAACCCGCCATACAGATTATCAGATTCATTTCAGCCATTCTTCCATATCATTTCTCAATAGTGAATGCCATGTTCCGTTGTACTCACCTGGTGAAAATGGATGATTCACATCACAATATACAAGATTATCACCAACAAGTCCGTACTTTTTCCAGTTTGCACTCATGAAATCTTCCATCATGAACTGCACACCTTCTTTATAGAACTCATCGTAGTGTTGATATGCGTATGAATACTTGTCCATATTCTCTGATGAAGAGAAAGCAAACTGATCGTTACCAAAATCACGATTCGGTGACATACGACAATTTGGTATGTACAGTTTACTGTTGTCTAATTCATCAAATGGTATACGAATGTTAATCGCAAAGTCAAATCGTGAACGAACGACCCAATCAAATTTCATTTTGTGATATTCTTCATACTCACGTTTTGTTCGCATACACTCATAGATTGCAAACATTTGTGCCCATGTTGACATACGACCATCTTTAACTTTCCAGTTTGGTGATGGTGGTGGAGTATTCGTGTACTTTGATAAATCAACTGTAGGATTTGGTGATGTAATGAAACTGTGAGCATTATACTTTGAAAGTATTTCTTGCATCTGTTCACCAGGCATTTCCCATGAATGTAAAAACACAGTTACATCATTATCCTTGATGATATTCTCATAATGATATGCGTGACCTTTTTCCCACATTCTTGGCTGGCCAGAAATACACAGTGCTATTCTCATAGTTCTCTTCCTACATTTGCTTTGTTGTCTGTGATGCCAAATGGCTTGAGTTGTTCTTTTTCCATCACAACCATACTATTGTAGAATGAAACAGAATACAGATTGTGATATACATCTAATGCTTCTTGTGAAATTGGTGAGCCTTGAAAGTGTTGCTGATTGACAATATCAGTTGCTCGTTTACAATGTTCTGTGAATGTACCAGCACCACGAAACACACCACCCCATGGCTGTGGCCAGTAACTTGTATGTGTGTCTTCACAAATGTAAACACCACCTTCTTTGATATGTGGAAAAACTTTATTGAGTGTGGTAATTTGATGATTCATTACATGTGAGCCATCATCAATCACAATGTCAAATTTGTTTTGCGTTTTGAGAAACTCATCCCAAAACCCTGGATCACTTTGATCACCCATCACAATCTTAACGTCACCATTATATTCATACTTCAAACATTCTTCGTTGATGTCGATAGCAACAACTGATGTATCGGGACCAAAGTATTTCAACCACATCTCAATTGAGCCACCACCCAACACACCGATTTCAAGTATGCGTGGTGCTTTACCCACAAACTTCTTTAGATGCCTTTCATAAACATCAAAGTAGCCTGACCATTTGGTAGAACCTTTTTCAAGTTCCCAAAATAATTCTTTGATTCTATTTGTCGTCATATTTCGCCTCAATCACTTTACGCCATTCTGGCACACGATCATACTGATGTACAATAGTATACTCTATTCCTGTTGAAGTTACAACCTTGTCACCTTCTAATTTCGGTGATGGTTCTAATAGATATGGTCTAAACTGTTCAATCTTACTTGGATCAGCAGTTGTACCTAATTGACATGCCCAACCCTCTTCAGATTTCATGTACATTGATGTTTTAACATATGGGTGTCTTGATACCATTACATTGAACACTGCTTGATCAACGATTGGAATAGGACGATTGATGCAGTTCAAAAACAACTGAAGTACCAAATCTTTCATCGCATGTCCACGGCCAGCAAGTACACCTACATTGAAAATTGTATTGTTCATGAAATCATCATAGATGCCTTGACCATAACACTGCGTAATATTTTCACGACCCCATGGCTCGTCTTTGTACTTCATGCTTTCGGAAGAAAATACTAAGTCTTCTTGTGCAGAAAGATTTTCTTCTAACCAATCTACAGGATTCTTTTGAAAGATAACATCTCTTACATCAGTGGTAATTACATATCGATAGTCGTTGCTTTTGAGTAATTTGTAAATGTGAACAAATCGTTCAACATGCACCATCAAATTTGATTGATAAGTTAGATTACCTTCGGTGTCTTGATTGAATGCTATAATTGAGAATCCTGCATTAGATACTTTTTGTACAGTATCTTTATCACAATTCATAAGAATCAGAACTTTGTCACCTTCAAAGCCTGATTGATTGATTGAGTTGATCCAATACTTTAGTTTGGACCAATCATAGTTGTTGGCACAGCCTACGATCACATCTTTCATAATATCTCCAATAATTTATTTTATGTCTGTTGTTGCCCAGCTTCCTGTGTATTTTTTGTATTGTTGCTGACTTTGACCAGGCGTGTCATCAAGATATTTAGCGGTCGTTTCTGGTCTTCCCCACTCACCAGCACCAGCCTTCGACACAAACTCTTGTCTGCTATCTTTGTTTGCCTTGAGATAATCTTTGAATGTTTTCATATCGTGAATGATGAACCACAACCACAAGTTGCAGTTACGTTTGGGTTTTTGATTGTGAATGATGCGCCCATTAAATCTTCTTTGTAATCAATCTCTGCTTCATTCATGTATTGTAAACTTATACTATCTATGACAACACCAACACCATCTCTTTCGAATGTCATATCATCTTCATTTGGTGACAACTCTTCAAGTGTGAAACCGTATTGAAAACCAGAACACCCACCACCTTGAACGAACACACGGAGTTTCAATGAAGGATCTTCTTCAGCAATAATTGTCTTGATCTTTCTCACAGCAGAATCAGATATGGTAATCATTATCCCCTCGTCAAAGTCAGAATTTTTTGCATCTGTTTCTCAATGATAGGACCACGATTAGGCCAATGAATATATGGCTGACTTGCGGTCTTATATAGATTTGTCAGAAATGGCATAATAATCTTTTCTACTTGTTGAAGTCTTGCTTTGTACTCTTCAACAGTTTCATCTTTCTCTGCTATGACTGCTTGATATTCGACTTCATCTACTGTAGAAAAACCAAAGTCATCATCGGCATACTCTGCCAAAATTTTATTGATATCGTATTCCATTACTTGTCCCATGCTTTCTGTGCGTTAAAGTTTTGTCTGCTGAACTCTAGTCTGTCTACTAGTTTCAATGCTTTACCAACATGATCTACAGCAACAAAACCCTCTGGTGCTGTGATACGAAAACCATCATCAGTACGAACAAATGTGCCAATGCTCTTGATAGTTTCCAACTTACGAATAATCATCAACTTGGCATCAACAATCAAATTCATCAAGTCAAATATTGATTTTAGTTGAATGGCATTTGAACGATAGAAACGCATCACTTCATTTTTTTCTTTTAATCGTTTTTGTTTTGTATCTTCTTTCTTTGCTGCTAGAATCTCTTTGTTCAATTTTGCTTCAATATAGTTCAATAACTCTTGTGTGTGAATTCTTGTGTCAGCAATCTTTTTACCTTCACGAACTTTCGTGTTATTGAATGTTTTGATTTGTGTGAGAAACACATCTGACGCAGCAATACGATTCAGTGTCAATGCTGGTATCGATTGAAACACTCTACCTGCGTTCGATAAAATTGATGTGATTGCCGCTGTCTCTTCTTCAGTAAATGTAACAGAGCCAGAAGCATCAGTAAATGAAGCATCACGAAACCAAACATCTTTTGTTGTCTTCAAATGTCCAATGTCAATGTTAAAAGATGCTTTCATTGTCTCTAATGTTTTACCTGAATATGATGTATGAAACACCACACCAATCTGTGCGGCCAGCATTGTTTGTGCTAACTTTGATTTTGCTGGCACTGCATACACAATTGTGTTTGGTTGAAAAATAATGTATTCTTCACCCTCAATAGTTTCTTTTTTGATGTCACCTTTACTGAACATCATATCGCCTTGCAAGACACCTTTGATGCCCAACTTAGGTAAGAATGCAAGTGCTAGTTTTAATTTTTCATTCAAGCCACCACCTGGATGATTTGCATCAATATCTTCATCAGTATAATTCAATTTTGCATTTTTTGCAAACACTGATTTAGTACCAACAAAAAATTTACCATTCTCTGGATTTGTGCCAGCAAAGATAGCAGGTGCGCCATCCCATTTTGTGGTGACATTTATTTTAGAACCAGAGTGACCAGCCAACATATTACGTAGTGAACGAAGAAAATCTATTGCTTCACGTGCGCCAGATACACCACCATTTAATACATTGTCTTCAAGATGCTCAAGATGAACATTCTTGCCTTCTTTACTTTCTTTGA